CATTTCGCAGCTAACTGAGCGCTTACCGCAAGGTAAGCCGGAATCCTCGAAATAGATAGAATGACTTATTAGGAAATACAACTAAGTGACACTGCATGTGAATTTAAATATTGGTCGGGATGAGAGGGCGAAGAAAGACCGAAATGACCTATGTCATTTCGCAGCTAACTGAGCGCTTACCGCAAGGTAAGCCGGAATCCTCGAAATAGATAGAATGACTTATTAGGAAATACAACTAAGTGACACTGCATGTGAATTTAAATATTGGTCGGGATGAGAGGATTTGAACCTCCGACCCCCACAACCCCATGATTCGGCTCTAAGAACAGTAAGTAATTGAATATCAAGATAAACCACTTAAAACAAGGCCTTCAAAATACGGCACTTCTCCGCCTTATGAAACAATAACTTAGCGGGCGTTTTTTCTAATCTCATATTTAGCATTATGGTTAAATAGCAACCCATTTCACTATTCCTGACAACCCACATTGGTTATATAAAATATACTATGGGTTAGATTAAAAACATTAACTTCATTGATGTATATGCCAATAGTAGTATCTGATTGATAATAATAAAAATATCGATGTTTTAAGGGGAGTCTTCGGGGTGATAGTTAAGATGTATAAAAATTATCAATAACGGAGGACTAACAATGAAAAACATCATCACTGGACTAAGTATCATTTTTTCTCGGAGAGGAAGGGTAGTTGTTATAGATTACACGGATTTAATCAGGCTTAGGCGGTTTCATGAAAATGTAGAGCACTTAAGCAATGAGGTAAAAGATGCTTTGGACAGAGTACTGAGAAGCCCACATTAGTGGGCTTTTTTAATGCTCACTATTTAACAGGCGGTAACTTCATTTGTTGACGGATATCATTACCAACAGCAGTAGCAGCAAACCCAAGACCTATAAATATTGAGATCATACTAAAAGAACCGTCACTAGTAACGACACTAGCAGCCCAGTTACCCACCCCAATTAACCCTGCTGTCATAGCAGATATTAAAGTTCGTAGATTAATATTCATTCGCCTAACTCCTTTTCAATTCGACGTTTCTCTAAACGATAATGTAAATGCTTATAAATCCACATAATGCATAATGTGCTAAGCGCTACGCAGACACCTATGAAACTTTCAATACTCTGAAAAGTTATTCCGTAAACAATCAGGCCACCACTTGACGTAAGAGTAACCGCACTCCAGATAGAAGAGTGATGATCCATTTCCGTTGTTTTCCTTTGGTTGATTGACTATTATTTTGGCTATGATTAGCCCGCGAAATAAAAAACTCTTAAAACATGGCTGGGTAATAGTTACCCGCTCCCTGCTTTTTATCCCCTACATTGCTATAGCCGCATGGTTTCTTGGCAATACTCTTTTTTCAGTTTCTTGGAATTCTGACTGGTTTGATATCTATGCCGATTGGTGGAATTCTTTTACAAGTTTGTTTTAGTCTTCTTGGTTAGCAGCTACAGAACCAGCCGCCCCAGCACCGACATACTTACCTTGAATATCGAAAAGCTTGCTAAATGGTCTAACGGCATTTTTAGCTCTTGATGCAGCCCTAAACCCTGACGCTACTTGAACACCTGCACCTGTGGCAGATAACGCAGGATTCCCCGAAGCTAAACCCAATGCCTGCAAAACTTGCCCTGTCATTTGCTGTAATGACTTAACAAGCTTCTGAGAAGTGCCTGAAGGGTTTTCTCTTGATTTAACCATGTCTGGCTGTGTGCGCTTAACGTGAGCGGCAAAACGCCGGAATAGTCCAACCTCTTGAGGTGAAAACACTTCGTTCATTAGCTCTTTATTTTTCATTGCCTTTTCTATCGCCGTTAAGGTTTTCTGACCACTAATTGTTTTACCATCGGGCATAAATTTAACTAATCGCATGAAGCCAGCTTGCCTAACTGCGTTCCATTCATCTGATTGAGGACCAAGAATTGTTTTCATCTTCTTAGCCATATTTTTGCCTGCTTGGTTACCGAATGATTCGCCAGCGCCAAAAATCGCGTTTACAGTTTGAATATCTGTCGGGTTTGCCTCTACTATTTGTTCAATGAATTTGCCTTCTTTGTCTCCAAAGCTTCCGCCATGTCTGCGCTTTGTTGGTTGCTCAAGGAATTTCTTTGCATACTCTGAATAAACACCGCGAGCTTGTTTTAATGAATTAATCGCTTCTTTGTCACCATCGAAAAGAGCATTTTTAACGGCACTATCAAGCCATGCATCCCACTCTCTTTGCATTGTTTTAATTTGGCGTTTATCTGCTTTTTCTGCTTGGTTGAAAGCGGTATTTAATCGACGCCGCATAGCCTCAATTTGTTTTACATGAAAGGGTTTTAAATTTCCTTTCAAGCCTTGAAGGGTTTTTTGTAATTTTCCAGCGTCAGTCAATATCTTTGATGTTTCAGGAAGGGTTTTATCAAACTCTACACCTCGAACGCTTTTCTTTGTGGTTTGCAACAATTTGTTTAAGCCTTCAGGGGATAGTGTAGCATCGCCAACGTTGCTATAAGCCGCTCTTACACTATCATCAGCTAATTGTTCAGCATTCCTTACGCCTTGAATAATGCGCCCACCAGCTTCAACTTGATCAGTAACAATATCGCTACTATTTGCAATTTGATTTTGAATGTTAGCTTTAGCGTCTAATGCCTGTTTTGCTTGCAGAGATTCTTTATCCAAAACCGTTTGCTGGGCTTTTCCTCCAAACACACCTGATCTAGCGGAATCTTCAAAGGACAAATCTTTTTGAATGCCTGACCGCTGGCCTTTGGTTAGATGAACACCAAATTCATCTTCCCCTTGGAGCTTAGCCGCTTGTTGTGGATTTACAGCTTCATCGGTTTTATTAATAAAAGAACGTATAACATCATCGGTTATTTCGTCAGGATTCCGACCTAAGTCTTTTGCTGCCCCTCGAAACATGGCCCTTACATTATCATCAATGCCGGTTTTTTTTGTTTTATCTTGAAGGAATGGTAAGGCTTTGCCTAGCTTCAGGAATAAGCCCTCAAATAACGCACCCCCAGCACCGGCAATTACTACATCGGCGGTATTAATATTACTGGGGCTAACTTCATCGGTTGTACCTGCACCTTGCCCAGCTAAGTCAATACCCGCTTGTGTTGCAGCAGAAGCACCACCAACGGCCAACATTTTACCCGCTGTATTTGTTGCTAAGGCTCCTGCCCTGCCTGCTGGCGTGAATGCGGCAACTTGAAAACCTGCTTGAAGAAGATCACGACCAGAGACGCCAGGCATATTAAGCACACCCTTTTCACCACCATAAGCAGAGCCGTCAACAATGACATTGCCTTTTTCATCTTCTTCAAATTTAAGATCAGGATAATTTTCTTTTAATACATGAATCTGTTTTTTTGGGTCATATGTAGTTAACAAGCCCAGCGCTGTTTTTGCTTGACGCTTTGAAAATTCAAAAGGAAGGTCAAATTCTTCAAGTCCTTCAGTTTTATTAGTTTGGCGATCATCACCTGTAAAGAAGTCTGAAACAGGCTGATACCAAGGTTCGTTTTCTTCAACGGGGGTAGCTTGATTATTTCCTTGAGTAACTAATTGCAAGTTAGGCTTATTTGTTGACTGCGGGGCTTCATTATCAAACGGATCGATTAGCCTGCTATTAATTGGTTCAGGCCTTCTAGTTTCTTGAATTTCGCTATCAAAGGGATCGGTTAGCGCCATTATATTTTACTCTCCATAAATCAAGAATTTCACCGCTATCAGCATTCGGATTAGCTTCTCTCATTTTGCTAAAAAACTCATTATAGAAAACTGGTCGGTTAGTATTAGGATTAACACCAAAAAGCGGCGTATTTCGTTTATGTTGATCCCACGATTGTTCAGCCCCTTTAAAACTTCCGTTTTTCTCTTCCCAGTCAAGGTAGAAATTTCTTTGTTCTATTCGGCGCTCTTCGATAGCTATGGCTGCATTAGTTAAAAACACTCTTGCTTGAGGCGTGTTTCCTAGACTCGCTAATGTGTTTTCAATTCGCTTAGCATCGTTTTCGGTTTGCGGTCCTTTTTGAGCTTGCATCTTTGTTAGCACAAGATTTTGCATAATTCCGGTAAACGCTTCTGCATTTGTGGCGTTTTCTAGTCCGAGGTTTTCAGGATTGAAGCCCAATCCTTGAGCAAATGAAGCTACACTTTTCTTAAGAGGCTCTAGGGCACCAGTTGAAACATCAATATTTTTTGATATATGCAGTTGTTCTAAATTATCAGAAGCCGCATTTGCGCGTTCAGATATACTTCCAAACTGTGAAACTAATTGTTTCCCGCGAGCCTTGCTCTCTTCCCTTTCTGACTCCATGTTGACTTGTGTTTGTGGCTTATTGTGTTTATCTAGAATAGCTTGCTTAAATTCTGGTGTTCCAGGTTTATAACCAGCAGCAATCAGGTCATTTTGCAAGGAAGTCGGAGCACTCGCCTCTTCAAATAGCGTTGCACCATATTCAGAAATAGCCTTAAGTGAAACAGGATTTAAATCGCCGAACATTGAAACATCGATACCAAGCTGGTCCATGGCCTGAGCACCTTGATTAATTCGATTATAAATATCCTCTCGACTTTGACCCTGCATGACGTAGTTAGCAAACCCATAGAGATGCTTTCCCTTCTCCGCTTCAATTGCCTTGCTATTGTCATCCATCTGATTAACCGCTTGTAGGGCTTTAGTAACGGAAGCACCCAGCTTTGGATTGTACGAAATAAGCTGCTTTAACGCTGATTGCTGCGCTTGCGTATTGGGAGCATTAACGGCGTTGTTCGTTAAATTACTAAGCTTTAGCTGCTGGTCTGCTTGTTGCTCTCGCTGTTGCTGCTCATACGCCCTGTCTTCATCAATCATGCGAGACTTACGGCCAGTTTCGAAAGCATTAATGATGCGACCAGTCGTATTAGGACTTATCAAGTTAGATAATTGCAATTGTGCCATGATGTTTCCTTATGGTTGGGCTGGCTTTTTGCCGTACATATACGCGCCGCCTTCAGATAACTGAGAAAGAAAGTTGTTACGGTTTTTATAATAATTCGAAGAAATGTTGGATAAATTTGTGTAGTAATTGGAAATTATGTCGCCTTGTCTTGCTTCGAGATTAGCAAGGTTAGTTCCTTGTCTACCCACTATATCAGCCGTTTTATCTGTGGCCCCAGTATTAGCCGCTATCAACATACCAGTTGAGGCGCGTTTGTTATTACTGTCATCGGCGTAACGGTTAGCAGTTATGGTGCTTGCTGTCTTTGCTTTATTTCCTAATAAATCACCTCTTGTGAGGTTATAATTTGAATCAAGATCGGCCAAACTTTTAATTGTTCCCGCTTCGATTTCACCAGATTTATTAATAATGTCAGCACTGATTAATTGGTTGTTATAGATTTTATCTGCCTGAACTCGACCCCGCTCCAACTCAGCACCAGAGTTAATGTCAGCAAGCTTTAATGTTGTGTCAGCATCTAACTCACCAGTAAATCGTTCTTGACCTGATTTATAGTCAGATACAGAAAGCGCCTTACTTGCATTAATATCACCTATAGTGCGGTATTCATTCGCGTTAATGTCAGATAGTCTTATACTTCTATCCGATTGCACATCACCTGCATAGCGTTGATTACCTGCGGTAATATCTCCACGATAATTCACAGCATTTGAATTGATGTTTCCTTTATTGATTTCATTATCAGCTTTATAGCCCGAGATAGTAAGTTCAGTACCACTATCAAGATCGCCAAGCTCACGAGTAGAATTTGCATTAATATTTGCGGTATCAGTGGCATATTTTGCATTAACATCACCTTCAGCCAGCTTGTAATTCGCTTGACGTGTGCCAGCGCTCTCTAATGTTCTTGCCGCATTTGTATCGGCATTCGAAGCCGTATTAATGTAAGAATTAGCAGCGTTTTGGCCGTCTGCTGAAAGGCTTGATAAAACATTTATTTTTCTATTTTGATCGCCAACAAAACGATTACGACCTTCATTAAAATATGTCTGGCCATAATCCATTGCATACTTAACAAGGTCTTTAGCTGTGTTCCCCGTTACACCCAATGCTGAACCGCGATTAATGATAGCCTCTTGACCTTCATCAAGGCCCAATTGATAACCGCCATCCCTTTCAAAATCGTCATACGTAAAAGAGCGTGTTAACTCATCAAAATTATTTCTTAACTCATCATTTGCCCACTGACCGTTTTGAATCCAAGGTGTGTAAACTTCTTCCGCATCAGATTTGATAGTGTCGTATCGGGAAACCGCTTGATTTGTATTTCGTTGATCTATATCAGAAGCGGCAACAAGACTGCTAAGAGAAAAGTTCCTTGCACCTGTTGCACCTTCAAGCAAAGTATCTCTACCGCCAGTGATAGCATCTCTCTGAATGTCTCTCGCACTAGTTGCGCCACTAATAAGCTCATCAGTCGCGCTATCTGAAGAGCCGGTTAAGTAGTTTTGAGACTGCCTAGAGGCATCTAATAGCGTGTCTGTTGACTGGTTGCGTGAATCTATTAGCTGACTAGCTGAATCAGTTACACCCGTTCTTTCTGCGCTCGCAGCATCGGTTGCCGCCTGTACCTGAATGCCAGCCGCTTCTTTTACGCCATTTATTAACGTTGATGTTGATTTGTCAGAATAAGCTAGCAATAAATCACGCGCAGACCTAACACCTTTTCGATCGATGTCTTGAGCTGAATCTATGGATTTTATTATTGCTGTAGCTGCGTTGTTGTTGCCTAGCTTTAGCTGATTCGAAGATTGTTTGATCGTATTGAGAATGGATGCTTTTTGCTGGATTAATCCGTTCTTTTGAGCATTGTATGCGGTGAGAACAGCGTCTAGTATTTCTTCAGAATATTCTTTATTGCCTGCAAGAAGTTCTTTTTCTATATCTATATTGTTCTGTTCAAGAAACCCTTCTAATTCGATAGTTAGCTCTTCAGCTTTTGCACGACCCTCTTCAATGAGTCGTGTTTGCTCATCGGTTGCATGGCGTAATTCGTTTTTAGCATCCTCATTCGCGTCTTGCTGAGCTTGTAACTTCTTTTGTTCGTTTTTCTTTTGCTCTTTGCGAAGGTTCTCGCCCGTGACTTCACTTATAATTTTATCGTCAACATCACGAAGAGCGGCTCTTATAAAATAATCTTCACTTAGAGGGTTGACTACAGATACGCCCTTATCGATATCTCTTCCTGCTTTTTTCACATCATTCTTAAAGTCTTTTAGTGAATAACCCATATTTAATACCCCTGCCAGTCTGCCAAAACAGACATTAATAATTTACTCAATGATTTCCATTGCAAACCAAGTATCCTCGTAACCCCTAACAGATAGACTTCCACCAGAATTTTGAAAAGCCTCTAGCTCAAAGTAAGAGCTTGAACCCACATTAATAACGGGCGTTGTTATATTAATGTAGGTGTCATAACTAGCGCTCCCGTCCTGGTAGCCTCTAGCGTGACCATGGAAAATATAATCAATCGCTACATCATCTTTAATTATTACGCTTCTATACCCTGTGCCATTCGCAGCAAATGCGACTTGAGCCGTCAATCTAGCTTTTGTCGCACCCGATGGAACAGTTAACCGTGAAGTATTTGTCACAGTATCGTGAATGCTATCAGTGTCGTATATTTCACCGTCGAAGTTCAGCTTAGTCGATGTATTATGCGTCAAAGACTGCATCGGATCGCTTACGCCATAAGCTAAGCAACCTCTAAAGCTTCCGCCCGAGTTAATAAACCCAGAAACCCCAATCCAATCAGTGCCGTCAGTGACTAATTCAACCCAGTTATATTGGCCGGAAAATGGCAAAGAAGCAGAAGACTTAATTGTTGCTGTATCTGCTGTAGCTAAACTTAACGTGTTAGAGCTAGAATCTGTTTTTACGAATATGTATTTTTTTGGAAAGCCTAGTTCTGTTTGAGCTGGCAAGGTTGCTGTGATATTTCCGCTAGTGCAATCACATAATACTAAAGTTACGTCTAAACTGATATTGCTACTAGATGTGATAGTCGTAACATGTTCGAAGTTGTAATCATTTCTCTGAAAAGCTTGAAAATATTTTAAGAGCCAAAATGTAAAAACATTGTCATCTTTTATAATTGATGGATTCGGCTCTTGCGGTGTTTCCCACTTCATACGTCTAGCTGCTCAACATTAATATAAGCGTCAGTTAGTGTTATGGGTATGTTTGGCTCTGAGGCAGATTCATAAGAAATTGATCCGCTAACCTTATAAAGTCTTCTGGTTGAGCGGCCTAATTGTCGTAATATGATAAGGCCGCTATTTTCATCTAAGTAATGATTTCCCAAGCTATTCCATGTAGAACCATTGTCATCTGAATAATATATCGTTACATATTCAGAAGAACTTAGTGGATTGAATTTCAGGCGCAATTCATTATGTTTTAGATGTTTATCATCCTCGCCAAGAATATAATTTGAAACTAAGGTGAATTCTTTGGTTTCTTGGTCGTTTCCTGAAGCAGTGGTGAACTCTTCAATGTTTCTTGCTAGCGAATAGAAGTGTATTTCATTCATATATATTGGAACATTCCCTGACGTTCCACTGTAAGGAACAACAAGGTTATAAGTGTTAACAACAGAGCTAGTTTTTACTACAACAGCCGATGAATGCAATCTTGCGTATTTGCTCGACCCTCCTATACCAGTTTTTTCTTTAGACCATAGCCCAGTCTTTAAATTGTATACCCATGTTCCAATGCTCGAATCTTTGAAATTTAATATATATAACGAAGTGTTGAAATACACTAGCGGGCGCGCATCAGAAAATAAAACATTATCTAAATTACTATTGCTTGTCGCTGTTTGGCTGCTTTCAAAATAGTGACGCAATCCCTCTGGCGTTACGTCTACTGCCCTATAACCCTCGGTCTTATAAACGCCTACCAATCCGTTCTCGTCGATGCCAACAAACATCATCGTATTACTAAAAGTAACTAACGAATTTTTTGCGAATAACCCGACATCAATATGGACCCCTTGATTTCTCTTTAACGGAAAGCCATTTGCACCAGTGTTATACCAAACTTCTGTATGTCTTGTGCAGAACACCCATAGTTCGCGCTTATCACTCGCATGACTAACAATGTTTCCTGCTGCTGATGTTACCAACCCATATCTAGTTGCATCAAAATCTACCCCCCCAAATTCTGTCGAGTAAATTTTCCTATCATCGGAAGTCATAAAGAAAAACCCATCGAAATAGGTTATTTCTGTGGGTATAACACCTATGCCAGCCTTAAGCGCTATTGTGTCTCCTGCAGGTGTACCGCCTAGAGTAACTACGTTGTATCCTGATTGACCAGTGGATGCGAGAATCATTTGTGCGCCAGAATTCACTTCATCTATAGCCCAGATATTTAAACCAGTTAGATTCGTCGCGTGTGATCCATGCGTCATATTCTGATCGAAATAATGAAGACGTATGTTTGTCCCATTGTAAAGCGTGAAATAAATTCTTTTAGTGTCGGGAGGCGAAAAAATACCGTAGATTTGATCTGTTTGTGTCCCACTGTCATATAGTATTTCCGTACCTGGCATTTTCTGAAATATTAGAGACTTCTTAGGCTTTGAAATGACCGGAACCATGTTCACACACTCAGCCGCCGAAATTGAATCATTCCAACTTTCGCCAGTATCACCAAACAAATTAATCTTCATTTAGTATTACGCCGCCTGCTCCGGCAATTCCACGCTTTCAGACATAAGAAGTCTAATATCTGTTTTAGAGCTTTGAGCCAATGCAGCCACTTCAGGCTTAACAGGAACGCCAAACTCAGGTGCAAGGTCTACAGCTAAGTTCATCTTCAAAGCGCGAACCCATGCCCCAGGTAAGGCGATAGTGTCTCCCACTACTGAGAGTGAAGAGAATTCTTTATACGACAGTAAGTAAAATGTTTCAGTCGCATTCGTCGTTTTATCAAAAAATATCTTTGAATGTGTTGCAGGTGTTGTGCTGTCTACTGGTTCAAAATAGAAGAACTCAGGACGACCAGCGGCCACACCTTTGGCGGGTAGCTTGGCATATTCTTTTGCAGTCAGCATATCCAAGTAATGATCGATATTGTTTGCATCACGAATATAGACCGCTTCAATGTCTACGGGTTTAGGCGTGTTCCAATCACCCGATGTGCCGATAGTCCTATCATTAACCCCAGACAAGACCGAAAAGCTTTCTGTGATCTTATAAGGTTGAATCAGATCATCGTTAGACCATGAACCAAGAATTAGATTTAATGCTTCTAATGCATCTGCTTGTTGATCTGATGAAGGTGTTGCGCCCTGCGCCAATACGCCAAGCATTCGCATAGCGCTTTTAATAACTGAAAGTCCTGTTGCCATTTTAGAAATACTCCGCTGGAATTACTTCTGGTTGATAATCTTCATTAAGCCGTTGCAATAGCTTTCTGAACGCGCCGACATACTCCGCTTGATGCAAAGCAACTTTACTGTCAGGAAGATTGAATTCTCTTGCTAGGTCAGGCGCTACAATCGTTTTCATGATCATGGTTGCCCAATCTGGAACGTCATCATCAACGCCCCAGGTAACAAGCCCCTCTTCTTGAAGTTGCTCATAAACTGCTTCATAAATCGTTGTTGCCGTGGTTATGTCGCTAGTGGATGCAGTTTGCCCACGAGTAACTAGCCCTATGTTTCTTAGGGCTAGATTTATAAACTCTGATTTAGTCATTACTTAAGCTTTCTCAAAGTGCGAATTGCCTTCGAACTTAGCGACTTTATCCGCTGGCACTTCTTGCGCTTCGCCGTTTAGTTCAAATTCAACGCCATAAAGACAAACTTCTTTTGGGTCATCTTCACCCGAACCAACAAAGACAAAGGCTTTTCTAGCTGCTGGAGTCTTTGTTTCCTTTGCAGCCGTTTTAGCTGCTGGAGTCTTTGTTTCTGCCATGATATTTCCTCTTGTGATTAAACAAAAAAGGGACTCCGAAGAGTCCCTATTTATATTTATGCGTCTGCTACACCAGCAACGTAGATTGTAGAAACACCCCAGTCTTTAGCGTCAGAGCCGCTTTGACCGTATTGAAGTTTCTCAACGCCGCGAAGCTCCATGAAGCCAACACCGTTTTTGAAGCCATAATCATCTTCTTTACGAACGGTTGTCTTAGTACGCATTGCCCATGCAACACCTAACGCTTGAGCGCCACACATGAAACAAGGTGCAACGTCAATGCCTGCAGCACCAACAGCACTTAGCGTAGCCATTTCAGGAATTTCACGAACAATTACGCCATCCCACTCAATGGAAGTAGGGCCAGAATAAAGCGGATTTGCTTTACCGCGACTCATGGCGTGTTCCCATTTGCCGTTTGCTTCCATCCAAGAGCGCAAATCTCTAAACGCTAGTGAAGGAACAAACATCACAAATGTTTCCATGTCTTCGCCGTACTGATGAGGGCGCATGCCGTCACCATTTACGGTAGTGGCTGTTTGCATTCGGCGTTTAGCAAGCGAAATAATATCGCCTGTTAATACGTCATTGGTTGCATCCACATTAGCCAGCGACAAACTGTGGTCATTAGAAGAGTTATTTGAAACTGCAGCGCCAAATAAAGTGCGGTCTGCATTATCAACAAGCCATGCATCTTTTTGCGCTTCGGATGCTGAACCGTAAGCCACACCATTGATGGTATGTAGCGCATTGATTATTGCAGTACGCAAGTAACGCATTTGAAGATTCTTCAGCGCCACTTTACCCGCATTACGAATATCAATTGGTGAAGCTTGCTCTTCTTCCACATTTACCACTGTGGCATCACGAACAACGCTAACACTGATTTGATGACCGTCATTAGGTAAGGCTTTCTCATTACCTACCAAGTCACTAGAACCATCGTTAGGACCGGCAGAATCATCTAAAGCGCCAACTAAAGGAATGGTAATCGCGTCACCTTTCTTTTTAGTTAGATCTTCTTTTAATTGGATGATAGCGTTTTCGTCATCACCCATATAACGTTTGAATCGATTAGAACGAACGTATTCAACGTGTTGGTCTGAGTCCCATTGCTTGACTCGGTTTGCTGTTGCTACTGTAGTATCAGCCATTGGTTAATCCCCTATTTAAGAATTGACTTTAAACTGGGTGGCCCTGACCATTCAGGATTAGAATTGCCACCCGCTGCTCTTTCGGTGGACATGGAAGGTGGAAGATTTCCGGCTTGTTTAAGCGCTTCAGCTTTTGCTTCTTTAACAGCTTCTTCAACACGCTTGTCAGCTCTAGCTTTCTCTTCGGCACGTATACTTGCTTCAAAATCTGCGGGGTCTCCAAACTCCTGCATTTTCAAAACTTTTTCACCGTGTCGATAAGCAAACTCTGCTGGGTCAACATCTGCCTTCATTCGTTTAACAAGTGCAGGGTTGTTTTGCGCATCTTCAGCAAAGGCTTGAAGTTTGTTTTCATAATCAGCGTAACGCGAACGCGCTTGCGACTCTGAAAGATCAAGCTTTACTCTCGTGATTTTGCTGTCAACAACTTCTTCTGGTGCTTCCCAAAAGTCTTTGCCTTGAGGTTCTTCACCTTGATTAAGTTGTTCACGTAGCCGTTGATTTTCTTGCTCAGCCTCCTGCAGCTTTGATTCTGCGTCTTGTCGTCTTCGACGCTCACCAATTGCCGTAGCTTCTAAGCCCTTCGAATGCTTGTCAGCATCATCTTCCGTTGTAGATGTAGTTTCTTCAGATTCCGGCGACGAATCAGTTTCGCCCGTGGCTTCGCTTGCTGTCGTTTCTGTTGTAGTGTCGGTTTCTGCTGATGCTGTTGTAGTTTCTTCACTACTTGCTTCAGTTTCTTCCGTAACTTCTTCAGTCGTTTCAGCGGCTATGCCGTCAAGAAATGTATCTAAGTCTGCCATGTCTTACCTCACTAAACGCCCGAACAGCGGCGACCTGAACGCCCGAAAAACTCCGGCGACGAGCATAAAAAAAGGCCGCTCTTCGGCGACCTCTTTCTAAATTTGATTTGTTTATTCGTTTATTCATAGAGAACTGCAATCGTTGCAGATGTACCGCCTATTGTTGCGTGAACTCCATTACTCATCTGAATAGGCTTTGGAAATGTGACCACATCGCCTTTTGTAACTGCCTTATCAAATAGCGCTGTCCCTGCTGCACCATCTTTAATGATTAAAGTTCCTGAAGTGGATTCAGTGACAATAAAGCCATGAAATAAGCACTCAGAAGCAACGGCGCTACCTGTTGCACTTACAGCCGCATAGCTGCAACCAAGCGGCTCGATAATTTCACTTTTCTGTGGGGTATTGCTATCAACCCCAGGTATTCTTTTTGACTTGCTCATGTTAACCACCTTGTACTAAGTATTGGATTTCTGCTTGATTGATCATTGCTTCACTTTCATCTTTGACGGCTTTAGCGTTTTTATTTCTTATTTCAGCTTCTTTGTCTGCCATATCTAGCTCGTGGTGCATTTGCTCCATCTGCCCCGCTTGCTGTTGTTGCTCCTGACTTCCTTTAATGCGTTCTATTAGTTGTTCCTTGTTGCGTAAGGATGTGAGTTCAACTACTGCGTCAATGGGTATTTCAGGACGTTGCATTGCAATTTCAGATACCATTTGAAGTTGTTCTTGCTGAATGGTCACTGTGTCCGGCATATCGTCAATAATGATGTCTACATCTAACTCAGAAAGTTGATTTTGAATTTCTACAACTTGCTCAAGACGTGGATCACCTTCAAGCTCTGGCGGGATGCCGCCATGCTCTTCAATGATTTTGTCTTTTACTCTTACTTTCTGATTAATACCCACCCACTTAAGATTTCGTTCGTCATCTGTGACGCGAATCCATTTTTCATCTTTCCAGAACTGGCGAACCATGTTCCAGATTGTGCGGTAAGTGCGAAGGTCGAGTGATCTTAAGCCGTCAAGGATAGGCCCGATTTCCGTTGTTCCCTGTTGTGATCTGGCTATTAAAGCGCGGCCTGACATGTTGCGCTCTTCCTTGCCGCTCATTGCTGCATTCACACCCACAGAATCTATTTCGTTCTTGGCTTCCTGCAATAAATTGAATTGGGCAATTTCCATATCACCCGTTGGTATGATGCCAAAATCCTTTCCAAACTCGCCGTATTGAATTTCTACATGGCCATCTGGCTTATGTAGTTCACGTTTTAGTTCATTTGGCTCTGGAATAGCTTGTTTATTGCCATAGGTTTGGCGAGAGCTTGATTGATGCAGATACTTCGAACGGCGCTTATTGATTTCGTCTTGTGGGCCAATTAACTGTCTAACACCACCATAGCGATTACCTTCTCTATCAACAAAAGCAGATTGGAATTCAAGGTTTGAAACTGGCTCACCATCTTCATCAAGAAAAGGACTTACTTTTGGTTCAATTAGATAGCCACCTTTAGTGAAGTAAGCAATATGCCATTTACCTTCATGCTGGAAGTTTATATAACAGATTTTTACACGCTTACGCTTACGATCACCCCACTTAGTGCTGGGCTTATCAGCAAAAGTCTCTTCCATTGAATCATCATAGGAATTTTTAAGAATATCAGCCTTATCTTTTCCAAATTTATGTAAGGCTTTGTCTTCGTCCATCCAAATGACAATGCCTTTATAGATCGCGTCAGAGTAATCATCACGTCTTGAGTGTGGGTCATACCACATTCGGTCCCAATCAATATCAATGACGGTTATTTCAAAACCTTTTTTACTGGGCGTGACGTTTATTTCATATCCACCAGTCCCTTCAATCTGCATATTCTTGTGAGTAGAGGAACGCTTTTGATCATAATTATTATTTTCGGTCACGTAACGGATTGAATCTGTAACAGACTCAGCATCTTTCTCGTGCATTGGTGTGCGTGGGTAGGCTTTCGGATCAGTTCTAATTTGACGCTCAAGCCCTAATGTGAAATCAACCTTAGCTTTAATGCGATTGTAGACAATAGCTGGCTGTTTACGTTTAGCAAAAGTCGCCAATTCGTCAGCCGTATATTGCTTATTATCGTAATAGTCGCGGTCACGCTCACACAATTTACGGTTATCACGAGTACAATCTTCAAAATCCTCGTAATAATCTATGAGTGTTTGTAATGCTATGCGGTTTTCCAATTGTCTATCTCATCATCGTCGGTTGCATAATCCCACTTGTCTTCATCAGTGGTTTCCTGTGGCCTAATATAAGGCCGTGACATAGCCGCATAACGCCATTCGTCTGCAGCATGGTCTTCACTCTCAGTGTCAATGTCTTCAGGTTTTTTATCGTCGTGTTGTAAAGCAGGAATGGTTCTTATTGAGTCGTGGCAAGTGTTAAAGCAATAGAGCATTGGTCTATCGTCTTCACCCTTCATTCGATCTCTGAGCTGATCCCAGCCACCTATATGGCCACTACTAGCAACTCGTTTATTGTCTGCAGGCTGGAAGATGACACCCTTCATGCGTTCAGCAATTGAAGGTCCACCATCCTCAGCAAATATTGCTGGGTCTGCTACGCTGTAATTGATTTTTTCTTGCTTGTCTTCGCGCTTCAGAATGCCTTTTGCTACTTCTTCAGCCGTGAGCTTTAAGCCAGTGTTTGGTTTATTGGGTTTGCATCCGTACCACTCGCGGTAACGAACCATTGCACCCTTTGGAATGCGCTTACCTTCATGAACAAAGTCTTCAGCAGCTAACGCCCACCAGCCAACAGAGAATGGCCTTGCTGAACCCCAATCGAATGAACGAAACCTTGTCCAGTGTTTCGGAATTGTAAACGGTCGAATGACCATTGAAGGCGACCAGCAATCGAAGTAAGCACCCTCGATAATATTCCAGTCACCGTCTTCCATGGCACGAACAAGCGCTTCACTACCAAGCCCTCTTAATCTAGCTCGATAGGTTGGGTCATCCTGCTGCATACTCGGGTTATCGTCTAACCTAGCAGGAATGTACTGCCGCAACATGCCGCCTTCACTGTCCGGCATTTGGCGTATTTCCATAGGTTGGCAACCGTCAATAAATGAGTTTTTAACCCATTGATGACCAACGTTACCAGGGTTTGAACCTGCAACTATCTTAGGAAATTTACCTTTGTACTCATCTGCTAGCTCAGGAAGTCCAACCGCACGAACACGACCGCGAAGGAATCTGTAAATTGTGTCGGTAAAATGTGTTAACTCATCTATCAGTAAGACGTGTATCTCAGCGCCTTGATACTTAAAGCGGTCTTTCTCATCCTTACAGTGACAGAGATATATTTTCGAGCCATTCCAAAAACGAATTTCATCTTCAACAATATGGATGAAACCCGCTTGCACCCATGGCGCTAATACAGCTCTAAACCCTTTCGGGCCTTCCATATGGTTTTTTATTAAGTCAGGCGATAAACGTCTGAATAAGTAAACCTGTAACCCTGGAATGGTTGAACACCAAAGGATTGCAGCCACACGCATCATGTGTGACTTACCACCACCAGCGGCACCACCGTATAAAAGCTCAGTGGCCACGGTGTTTAGTGCTTCGCCTTGTTTATTGTGGAGGTTTAGGTTTAGTTCCGCCGACTGTGACATTAAGTACTGGAATTAATGGAGTGCCGTTTTTACCTGTGTGTTCGTGGTCTTGCTTGTCGCGCCAGTTCTCTTTATCTCTATTTTTTAGCCAAAATATGCAAGCCGTTGTATCAGGTGGATAATGCTTAGTGATTTCAGTTTTAGTTATTTCACCCTGAAAATTAGAAATATGCGTATCTGGATGTGAGTATCCGGTGGCGCGTTTAAATAAACTATGAGCGACTAAAGCATCAGCTTCTTGTTTACCCCTAGTCATTGCCGCCATTAATTCAGGATATGTTTTTTTCCAAACATTTAACGTTGATTTTGCTATCCCTAGAATATCGGCAATCTGAACATCAGTTGCACCTAATAAACAGATTTTATAAACCTGTTCATCCATTGCTTTATCGTATTTTTTCTTTGCAGTCTTACCGGCCATAACTAAGCGCTCTTGTACTCAACGACATTTAAACGGGCTGTACGTGGTTCGATATCGCCATCCGATAAAGTCGGCGTGAAAGTTATTTGATAGCAACCTTCCTGTGTTGCAGTAACTTCAACTGTTGTTATGCCGCCGCTTACAGTCTCATTAGCCAACGTTATTCCAGAAACATCGACAGCAACGGCCACTGAGGAAATCGTTACACCTTCAGGCAACCAGCCAGCCCAGTTAAGCCCTAGCGTTCGTTCAGCGCCTTTTTGAAGTTTAGGAAAAGCTTTCATTAAGTAGAGACAGTAAAGATGCCTGATGCAGACATTTGAACAGTTAAGTTATTACCATCTGTCGCGGTAACATCAGCAGGCGTGTTATCAAGTAACGAATAACAACAAAGCGGATCAGCAACAGGTGTTGTGACAGTATCGTCATAAATGACCGCAAATCTAGCCGTAATTGATCCGCCAGCAGCCGTCCATACTGCATCAGCGCTGTCAAAAGTTGTCGTGCCGCCCGAGCGATTCCAGGTTATAGATGTAAGCGTCACGCCGCCCGTAGTATAGCCATTGGCGTTAGCGTGTTCGTTTGTTAAAGCTGCCTTACCCGATGTGCTTAGTGTTGCCGCATTAGATGTAGATAAGAATAAAGCGCACTTAAAAGTATCAGCATCAAGGTCAATCGTTCCGTCCATTGAATATTCAGTGAACTCGTTATAGAAGTCCCAAGCATTTGCAGCCATTTAATTGCCCTCCAAACTAACTTCGCCGGATGGAACTGTGATAACAGTACCTCCAATTCGCATCGGCTTGCCTGTTCTTATTTCCAGTTCCAACGCTCTTAGTGATACGTCGTACTCATCAAGTCGGACTTGAAGCGCTTTTAGTTTTTCACCTGCAGCCGTTGTCATCTTTCGCTTAATTCGTCCCGCAGAATATTTGATTGCCTCAACACGACGAATAGCACGTTGCTTTACAAAGTTTTCTGTACTCATATCAAATCCCGTTAAAATTTAAGTCTATTGTTGCGCCATGAAGAGTAATCTTCCCCTTTACCTTTACCCACTGGGGTTCACCCATAACTTTCAAAACTTTCTCAGGGTTGTCCTTATCCACCAAAACAAGGCCTAATAAAGCATGATCATTTTGAATCTCTAAAACTCGGGTTTGGAATAATCCGGTAACTGCTTTATTAAGTGAGATAACATTAGGCGCTATCTCATGAGTCATGATCTCTTTAGCTTCTTTTGCTTGCATTAAAAGTTTCCTGTGACATAAAGAATTGATCTTTCTGCAGTGACGTATAGGATTGCATCATCTGTAACAACAACAGCTCCACCCATAACCGGCACTAAACCCGTTAATAACAGCTCACCAACTGGGACAGTGATTGTCACATCTGCAATAGAGTTAATTGTGGGCGCTTGACCTGTTAATGTGATATTTCCTGTAGCTGGGTCAACTACAACTTCAGCCCCAATTGCTATGACAGGCGCTTGACCTGTAAACGTTACACTGCCAGTAGGTACTTCAATTGTCTTCGGGGTGAATATTGTTGGAGAATTACCGACTAAGCTTAAGTTCCCTGTAGGAACCTCAATCGAAACATCGTTACCTATCAGAACTGCTGGCGCGTATCCAGTGAGCGTTAAATCTGCAGTAGGTATTGCAATTGTCTGGTGGTCTGATATTGCAACTGTTGGCGCTAAACCCGCTAACCCAAGACTTGCAACTGGAACACTTACTGTTGTGCCGCTTGTCGAATCAGCCAGAGCTAAAACAATAAACTCTCTGAGCGCGCCGCTTGTATTAGCCCATGTCGTTCTTAGATTATTAGTCTGAAGCGTTGCCGTTGCATCTCCAACATTTGTTCCATTTGGATTCCGATAAAATATAGCGTCTGCGTCTGATCGCGCATATTCTTCGTCAGACGTGCTAGCGTTATAATTATCAGCAAACATTACCGCTCTGTGGTTTGTGCCGTCGCTAAACCCTACTGTTGTTAATGCATAATTATTTATTGCTGTTGAGCTAGTGCTACCATAACTCAGTAATTCCACGGTTTCCGGTGTGAAAGTCAGCGCCGTGTCTACTGTTGTATCAGTAGCTGGCTCGGTATCTATTGCTAACTCTGCATCAACTCCACCATAAGCAACATAACAAACAAGACCCGCATTAGTTGCGTGTACGTCTGTATAATTCAGCGTAAATTTGCTTGTGCCCATCGCGCAAGTCGTAGCAACCGGCACACCTGTGAACCATGTTCCGCCAAATGAGTTAATGTAGCGCTGCATGTAGCCGCTAATCTGAGCACGACGTGGTGCTGTTGGATTTAGTCCGTCTCCCGATGACGTACTGATTAAATAATGTGTTGTCCCATCCGATACGCCCATTGTTAAAAAGTGCGCGGTTTGTGCGCCGGTCGTTGTACTAGTACCGACTGTATAAAGTTTTACCAATTTTGGATCAAAAGCTGTCGTAACGTCTTTGTTTCCGGTTGTGCCGGTTGGTGTATTAAAATTCCCTACTTCAAAATCTGCACCCGCTAGCGCTCGGTAAAATATCGTTGTGTTTGTACCTGGAGCGCTGTTGACTGTTAATGTAAACCCGTCCGAATCCAAACTTGAAACACTGTATTCGAAATCTAATGACGCACCACCAACATTTACCGATGCTAAACATCTGTTTGTGTTTATAGATCGTGCAGTGTTTGACGGGCTAACATTATCTTGCATTGCAGTACTAGCGACAAACTGATTAGTCCCATCAGTTGCGCCGTACATAAACCCCACATTTGCATCACCAGCAACAACACCCGTGGCCGTTCCTGCTGCTGCCTGCCCTATAAATTCTACTAATCCAGGTTGGAATCCTACTCCCGTGACTGCGATTGTTCCGCTGTCAGTAGTAGTTATATTGAACGAACCGCAATGAACACTAAGCGCCATTAGATTACCTGCAATCTAGCGTTAAGCGTTGCTTTATTGTCATAACCGAAAATGCGCGCCTGAGCCATTGAAACTACTACCTGGAAATCATTTGCAAATTTTTCTTTATCTGCATGAGCTTGATATAGAGCAATAACTGCATCTAGCTCGGTTTCGTCTGCCGTCCCTATTTCCAAACCTAACGCGGTCATTACTTCAGTTTTCGTTTTTTGCCCTCGATGCATTTCAAATAATGCCCCGTACACCTGGGCCGATGACAAAGCGCCCGAGTCACCGCCCTCATGATACGGTGGTTTATGTACTAATCTATCCAACAGACTCATTTTTTACCCACTCCATTTATTACCCGCATGGCTGAACTAAACAGGCAGCTCACAATAAACAACGCCTTGAAATATTGGCGGTGGAAATATTTTTTTACTCGGCGATAACGGCCTAAACCCAAACCATATTTTTAAATCGGGCGACCAAATAAAATGCGGCCCTGGGTAATACAAAGACCAACGCATAGCAATATAGCCGCGATATCTAATAAACTGATAGATTGCCCAGAATAAACAATTGCTGTGCTTAGGCTTCCATAGTTCCATAATTGAACTGCCGTTTTCTTTAGGCAATAAAAAACCCGCCAAGAGGGAGGTCAAGGCGGGTTAAGCTCGGATAGTTGCTAAATCAAATTAGCTACAAATCGTTCCAGTTAACGAAATGTAAAATCCCCTGAACGGGGTCCAATAGACATAAAAAATGCGCCACGAGGTTTCCCAAGGGCGCACTTTTCACGAATATTGAGATTAGTGTAGTTCGAGGCTAGCTTTTTTGCAAGTCTTAAGCAACTCTCGCCTCTTCTTCGTGCTTTCCGCTTGTTGTTTCTGATATGGCATCCAGCAACAAACACTTTCTGGGCAATTTCCTGCATCACCATGAAACAAAGGAACGGAAGTTTTTGAAAAGCTTTCACCATTTCCGTTATGGACTGCTAAATTTACCATGCCGTCATTCCAGACATAACAAATCAATGCAGGCATCATCTGATCGCTAATACTAGAATCCTTATACCAAACGACACGCCCAATAGTTGGTTTAATCATAATAATTCCTCTTAAATTTTGCACCGGCCAATATTGCATTTACCAGAAGCCCCGGTGCTATAGATTTCTGATTGCAAACCGTCATAACTTCGCATCCACATGACACCACAACAGTTTCAAGTTCACTTTGTAGGTCGATAAAGGTATTTCTAACTCCCTAGCCGCTAACTCATTGACATTCTCATCAGCATATTTGTAATGCGCTATCTGAAACAGCACATGCTTTTCAGTATCGTATTGCAGCTCGTTAAGTATTGCTTCGATCTTCATAACAATCTTACTTGGTTTTGAAGAAGGCCTTACTCTCGCACCCTTAGCTTCTTTCGGGTAAGCCGCTCTAAACGTCATGTGTTTATCAGAGTTATCTTTCCATCCACATTTAGTACAGCTATTCAGGTTTTTAGGATGAAGCGATGCTTTGCATTGAGGGCAATTTAATTGCTCCCTAACCTTTTCAAACTTAGCTTTAAGTAACTTTAGTTTTTCATCTCTACTCAACCGTCGTGGTTTACTCTGTGCGATGGCATGCTCAACCGTTGTGGATTTATACCCGAGCTGAGTATTAACGCCACCTGCAGGTTGACGCTGATACTCGCCCCACAATTTCAATGCTCTTTTAGCTGCTGAAAACATAAAACCCTTTTAGGAGTCCGATTGTCTAACCGTTGGCCGCTTGTGGTATATCTGCCAAGTGCAAATCCATCGCTAGTTTTGCTAACAATAACGCTTCAGCCCTATTGTGATCTTTCGATCTTCTAAGCGGTGCCTGTTGAAACATACGAATCGCCATAGCCGTGGAATAGTCTTTAGGTTTCTTTGTCAGTCCCATTTTTGATTTCCAGCTACTAGGCCAAGCAACATCAAAATGCATTTCCTCAATTTCAAGACACGCCTGGATTGCGCCATAGCTTTCAAGTATTGAGGCTTGTGTACCTGGGTGAATCCCGCCATAAACTGTTTGCGCTTCCACAATGCAGAATGAAGGGATTGAACCAAGGTCCGTGATTCGTTCAAATGTTTTGCACAGCTCTTTCGAATCAATTTTTTTCTTAACTTTTCCGTTTGCTTCTTTTTCCCTGGTAGGCAAGTCAATCACTTCGAGATACTGGCCTTTGTGGTCCAGTACCCCTATTGCTCCGGTCAAGCCTGGGTCAATGCCGATGTAGATCATTCCACAAGCTCCCAATCATCAGCAAGCATGTCAGTTTGAGAAGCCAGCCATGGCACGATTTCACCTGTGGCTGTTTTCATGTCAATGTGAGGGTGATAATTAATCTCAGCCCCTTCAGGATAAATGCCTAGCAATGGTGGACGATTAACTTGAAACGTAGATCCAGGAACGAGAAATAGAAACATACCCTTCCCATTCCAGCCACGACGTGCGACTTTAGCCCCTTTCTTCATCGCCTCAATCGCAAGCCCGAAGTTCATTCCAACAGTTTCACGATAAGCTTCTTCAAACACTTTTTTTGGCGACCAGGATCTATAACCATCTGGATACTCTACCGCGTAGCCTTCTTGATTGTTCTGGCTCTGTGGAGTTGCCTTAATAATCTTTGTTCCGATGTATAGATTCATCTCAATTCCCCTGTAAAGTCATTAAAAAAATAAAAGCCCAAAAAATCACAATAAACAAAACCCCATAAATCGAGCTTTTACCGTGATCAATATGCTCATAGCTATTCTTTCTGCGATAGTGCTTCATAACATTCCCTTTTGCATTTGCCTTACACGTCTTGCACATTCTTGCTTGCCATTGTGCGGCCTGAACCAATACTTAACGCGAATTTCGCGCTTCTTTGTTTTCAAGCCATATATTTTTTTCCAAATAAGATCTGTCTGCATACCCACTTAACTTTCCTCCAGTTCCTCTTCATCAGTTACCGATTCTGTGCTCATGTCTTGACATTCATGCTGCGCGAGCTCAGTTCCAAATAATTCATCATTTCCTTTCCCGCAAAACTTCTTTTCCCTATCTGGAAATAATCCTTCTAACTTTGCGCATCGAAAACAGATCGTTCGATGAAGTTCTGGAAGGATAAGTAATTTCATAAAAACTTAACCGGCTTTCCAAGACGTTTAGCTAAGCGCTTAAATTCGGCTATTGCTGCTCTGTTTGCGCCTGTGACTTCAATGCAGTCTTCTGTGATGGTAATTTTCAAGCGACTTTACCCCAAGGCTGACAAAAGGCTAATCGTTCAACCTCGTCAAGTCTGGGCTTTTCTGGGCGTTCTTCTTCACCGAGCAATCGACTAAGGTCTAATTTCTTCATGCGATTCACTAACGCTGTTGCTGTCCTGCCTAGCTCTTCAGCCATTACGACAACAAGCGTTGTTTTGTGATGTTCACGTAAATACTGCTCTTCGTGTTCTTGCCACGGTCTGCCTTTCATGGTTACGCCACCTCCTGCTTGTCCATTCGCTTAAAAAATTCTATGCCTGTAATTTTTTCCCGCATTCGTTCAACGTAAGCTTTATGGCTCTCGCCTGGCTGTTTGTAATCTTTTGGGTTTTGCTTCATTCGCAATTTCATCAGCGAAACGACATAAGGCGTTCTGTCAGGAAGTCCATTTTTTTGATATTCGTACAAAACCTTTCGGCCTTCCGCCTTGTTGGTCGCCTTGTAGTGACCAGGACAAAACCATGGTCCTTTACCTTCACGCGTATCGCTGGACATGGTGCCTGGTGCTGGACATTGGTTACTCTCGTCTTCCCATTCGCAAAGGCCATAGCGTGGATCGCGCTTAGCTTGTTGTGTGAATGTGCCCTTTGGCCTTTTCCAACCACAAGCGCATTTTGCTGATCCAGGGTTTAACGGGTCGCCGCAATCAGGGCAATATTTTCCTTCAGCCATTGTTCACCGCCTGTGGGAATTGAGGAACTTCGGCAACACATTCGCCCAAGTAGGTTGAAAAATGTTTTTTAGCGAAAAGTGTTTCAGGTCTGAGATATTTCGACATTTTGTCGTCTTGGCCCCAGTCTCGCCATTTTCGAATAATCACCGTTCGCATATTCTGAACCGTGTACCCTTCGCGAAGTCTGTCCATGATCAGGGTTGAGTTTGTGGTTGGTTGTCCTTTGGGGTTTTTAGCTAGGTAATTTCTTTGGAGCTTTTCGTTCATGAAATTTAAAACTTCCGTAGCTTGCGAAATGAGTGTCATGCGGTTGGAGGGAGTTTCTTGCTCCAACATTAACTCCTTCCCTTCCCTTCCTTTCCCTTCCTTTCCCTTCCCTTCCGCTTTCACACCACTTTCACGCGTGTCTGACGCGTTGTCCACGCGTGGTTTACGCGTTGTTTTTGGAGGTAGAATACTGTCTGCTTCTCGATTATTGATCGCTTGATGTACTTTGAAGGATAAAATTTCTGCATATTCTTTCCCTTCAACCTCATAGATTTCTATTAAGCCAATGGATAAAAGCTCGTTTGCTAGCTTTAAAATGTCGCAATTATCGCCAGGAAAATAACGAAGTTTTAGTGTTTTTGGTTTCCAGATTAAGCGCCCTTCTCGGTCTGCTTCACACCACAAAGAGATGTAAAAAAGTCGTGCAATGGGACTTAGTTCAACGATGTCTTCAGAGGTAAAAAATTCGGGTTTGATGGTTCTAATTCGAGCCATAAAAGACCACCTTAATTGAAATAAAACGTAGCAGTCGAGCCGATTGTGATAACCACAAAAATAATGATTAACAAAACCAGCTCAACTTTCTGATGGATGTTCATTGCTTTGAACCAATGTCATACGGCGTTCACTTCCGTCTAGAGTTTCATCCTCTGAAATCATTTGCTCTTTAGCTAATGTGACAAGACTTTGATATTTCTTTTTAGAAATAATCACGTCCTCTTTACTCGCTAATTTAACGCCAAACTCATCAAACAGTTTTGCTAACTGAGTTAGTTTGAACCCTGTCTCTCCCGACACTTTACGAGATGTTTCACTCTCAGCAATTTCTAGTGTTTTGGAAATGTGAGAATTTCCTTTGCAAAGAATAATTTGCAAGAGTTTTACGTGCGTTTCTGACATTTCCTGTTTCCCTCTCAGATAATGCATTTGCCGAGCTAAATTGTCTTTCATTTGGTTTCACCTCTTTGTCGTTATTCCGTAACGTACTTCTCCCTACCCCATTCCTATGGTTTATTTCCGTTCCCTTCCCACATTCTTTGGTGGGATAGTTAAGCCTGGTTAGGCGGCGTCCTCTTGGCTATTAACCTTAAGTTCGCCATTAGTAATTTTTTCAATTTGAAAGGCTCTTAATTCAGGGACGTAATCACCCCATTGAGAAATTGCGGATTTATTAATGCCAAGCGCATCAGCAAGCTTGACTTGGCTGCCAAAGAATTCGATAGCTTCGTTTTTCTTCATGTGCGGTGTACTTTCAATCAGTTGAGTTATGCAAAAAGTTTAGCATAGTAAACTTTATGTGTACAGGACGATAAACCAATAAAAGTTTAGACTTCTTAACATGGCGATATCAGATAGAATTAAAGAACGAATGAAAGAGCTTGATATGCGCCCTGCTGATATCGCTAGGGAATCTGGCGTATCTAAGGGAGCTGTCAGTCAATGGGTAAATGGCATTTCAGAACCGAATGCTAGAAATATCTTATTACTATCAAAGACTTTGAAGTGCTCTGCGCCTTGGCTGCAAGGCTTGGGTAGAGCTGTACGTGAAAAAGATAATCAAGAAATTGAAAATATTTATGCCGACCTGGAAAAGCTTAAAGAGGCTGTTTATCAGGAAAACGCCAACCCATTTAGAGATTCAATAATTGAAAATATTAATAAACTCATGAATCATTATGCAATTAGATCTCCTGACGAATTAGCAAATCTAGCTTATATTGAACCTTCATTCATTAACGATTTTATGGGTGGTGAATTGAGGCTAGGAATACCATCTCTACATCTTATCAATGAAATAGCAAAAGTATTTGATATACCGCCATGGATGCTAACAATCCCTAAAATACCTATTGAAATGTTAACTACACCGTCATTAAAGGAAGTGGTTAATACAATGTGCAAAGTTGATGTAGATGGTAAACGGGAAATATATCGAGTGGCAAAAAATGAGCTAAGGTACTGGGAAGGCAATCCAGAAAAACAATAAGCTATGTTCTATAAAAAGACTTCCCGCACCTGGCGCACTTAAAGACCTTATGGCCTTCAAGGCTGGTGCGGTGGAATTTGTATTTGTGGCCTAGGAGGAGGCAGGTGAGGCGGTTAAAGAAACTAAGCCGCTGAGTGCTCATACTCAGCGATACGGCGCTCCTGCATGGTATTTCCAGAGTGGCGGCGAGCGTTACCGCACATAAGGCAGGAGCACGGTTTTGGAGTGTCCACTGCAATACTCAGAGCTTTTTTTTCATCTTTAAGATCTCTACCCCAATGGAAACGACGATTCTTCTTCAGCCGCTCCCTATGGTGTCTTCTTAGTGCTCTGCTCATAATATATAGTCCTAGGAGAATATCAGGCGGCAGTCTTCCAGCCGGCGTCTGTTGCTTCTAGCTCAATGCGTAGACAATGCTCAGAAACAGTCATTTCACTCAATTTCTCGAGCGCTTTTCTAATTTCACTGCCATGAGTAGCGTGCTCATTGTATAGAATGCGAATTAATCTATCAGAGGGAGAAGTAACTACTTGACGATTATTTTCCCAACCACGAATAGAGTTCTCGCTAACCCCTATAATTTCACTTAATTGAGCTTGTGACAAATCCATTTCCTTTCTAAGAAATTTAATCTCTTGGCCAGTCAGACGCTCACTGCACTCCAAAATTTGAAGCCCTATAGCCATATGAAGCCCTTCTAAATCATTAATCGAACAGGCAGGCCCATAGGCTGACTCAATTTCATTGTAGCCATTCTTTAGGTAGACATTATCTAATCCGCAATCCCTATAATGATACATATATTCCTCAACTTAAATTGTCGTGTGCTTTTGGATGTAGTTATTTTTTTACTCAAAATATGCTGTAACAATTAGCGCGTAGTCTCCATTACTATCTTTATCTAGCGCCGTTACCACATTAATTGAGTTTCCTGCCGATATCCCGCTTACTGTTATTTCCCAGTTACCTTTTACGCTTTTAGCTGGCCCTTCAGAAATAATGCCGGTTTTCAAACATCGCAAAATCTGTACCCGAGTAATGTCTCGCTCAATCATGCGCTTTTTTGCGTGTTTGCTAAAAAACACTCTCTCTGAGCACTCTGCTAACTCCTTGATTAATTTGGCAGCGGAATGCACAGATAAATCGATTGCAACAACATTACTTTTTGGCAATATTCCTTTTCCTTATCGGCTTGTACCGTTAATTCTTGACGGTTGACGCAATAAAGTCAACAAATTAATGATTGATTGTTTTTATTGAACTGATTGATTTCTTTATAGGAAACAGAGGATTGTGTAAGATAATTCGACAAACATAACCATAAAATGCTATTTGGTAAGTATAGTCAATATGTCGAACTAATTGAGTTTGTCGCTACTAATTCTGGCCTTTACTGTCTACCATATTCTCTAAAAGGTTTCTGGCTTTTTCTAGCTCTTCTTCATAGCGACCCTTCCTGAATAACTTGACTTTACTGTTAAAGGTGTTCGAAGCCACCCCTGCTTGCGATTTTGCACAAAGCACTTTTACCTTTACTGGCGTATCTACAAAGTCTAAATCTAGCCTTAGCAACCTTGTGTTATAGCAACCACCTACATATCCATTTCCAGCAGGTAAACATTGGAATAGCACTCCTGACTCCGCCTCCAACGCCGAGCCATCGCAGTAGCAGCCACCCCCTACTATGGCTTCATCAACCCCACAAGTTACACCGCCCACGCCAGAGTTATCTATACTCTCTCTATGGGTGATGTTTAAATTTGGAATGTGGTCTATTGAATCGGTAATAGTAATTGTTTTTGTATTATCTTCAACCCATTGCGTTATGTCTGTTTTTAATGAATTCTTTATATCCTGTTCTGTATCAGAAATTGCTAATTGAATTTCATCAGGTATTTTAGAAGAAAGCTCACTAGCAAGCTCCTCCTTAAGCTCCTGCTTTATCTCAGCTTTTAACTTTTCTTTATCTATAGAAGAATCACTCACGCCAGAATTTGATGGCTCGGGCCCACTTCCAGCCAATACTGAGTCATCGGTTTGAGAATTAGCATCATCTAAGCAGCCGCTAAAAGCTAAGGCAATACATAAGGTTAATAGTATTTTTGTCATATTATTCATTGGTTACGCCCTTTTTTAGACAATTGGCAATTAACTATACCTCAGCAAGTGTTTAGCTTGGTGAACTTTTTCTTGACTTTTATAGTTTAGGTCTCTAAACTTTTTTTCATACCCAACAAAAACACGAGGGAAGCACGATGACAACAGCTCGCAAAATGCGAATAAAAAATGACTATAAATTTCTAGCCGTCCAGCAACATGAAGTTATTAGCAAACTTTTAGCGGGTCAGGATGTTAGTCAAGATGAGTTAAAAGCGGCCTACGAAACTGGCCAAGGCGTATTTGCAGATAAGGACATGACTCACTTGATGAAGCTATCTGAAAGTTTCGAATATTCACACGAAACTGAAGCAAAGACAGACATGCCGCGCTTGCTATACCCACAAGGATTTTAACAAGGTACCTCCCTACCAGGTAACTCAGGGGAAAGCGGGTGAAGAAGTGGCGAGTACCCTATTTTTAATTTACTGCTAAAGGAAATGATAATGCTTGAAATACAAAACTGTGCTGCATCAATTACAAATGTTAACGCTAGAAAAGAGTTAAACGGCGAGGATCGCGTACCTGCTTTCGATATAAATATTTCGATACGTGTAGCTGCTGAATTGTTTAAAGGTTTATTGCCTGACTATGACGGTTTCATTAAAACCATTTGGAATGAGCACAAAGAGCTACGCACCACGGCAATCAAGCAGATTTTATTTCATGACGTAGCCTTTGAAAACGGTTCGTTAATTATTAAAGACGGCATGGGCAACGAAACAGAATTTAAGGGCTGCAAGGTCTGTAAATTTAAATACTTTCCTGGAAACTTCCAAATTGCACAGCTCGACTTTCAAGTGCAATACAGTGCTGAGAAGGAAGAGGAAATAGTTCCAGCTTACAAAGCAGAGCAGCAAGACGGCGTTTTAGTCACGATTGTGGCTAATCCCAAGGAGGGTAAGGCGAAGGGCGATAGCGACACACAAGTTGACGCTTTCGACGGTTCAGAGCAAGAAGACGAGGCTGCTTAAATGTCTTCCTTGCTCTATAACGGACCATCAACGGAATTTATCCAAGCTAAAGCTGAAAAGGAATTCACTGAGCAATTGGATATCCGCGAAATTATGGAAAACTTCGTTGCAGGTTCAACATTCTCAAAATTTGAGGAGCTTTACAAAAAAGGCGGGTATGTCGGGGCTATGCTGATATTTGATGATTTTGTTAAAGAGACAACGAACGAAGAAAAGTCTTTGTTTGTTGCTCAGTGTTTATTTGATGAGAGGGGTTAGTTATGAGTGAATTAGTGGTTATAGAGAAAAATAATGTGTCTGAAGTTTTTAAAGCTGGCGGCATGGATTCAATAATTGCTTCCATAAAAGAGCAGGTTGACCTCGTTCCTGATGTCAGCACCGCTAAAGGTCGCAAAGAGATTGCATCAACAGCGCATAAAATTGCTAAATCAAAAACTTATCTGGATGGATTGGGCAAAGACCTTGTTACAGGTATTAAACAGCAGGCAAAAGTAATTGATGCTGAACGAAAAAAGGCGCGTGATCAGCTCGACGCTTTAAAGGAAGAAATCAGAAAACCATTAACTGAATGGGAAGACGCTGAAAAAGAACGTGTTCTCGATATACAAAAAAGAATCAATGTATTTTCTCTCGCCATGGAGCAAGAATACACAACATCAAGTAAATTGAAATTGTCTTTGGGTGTAATTGAAGCTATTGAAATAGATGATTCATTTGCAGAGTTTGCGGTAGAAGCAGCAAGAGCCAAAGATTTAGCCGTAACTCATTTGAAAGCTAAATACATCACTCTAAAAGATGAAGAAGAAAAAGCAGAATTGGCGGCTAAAGCTGAAGCTGAGCGTATAGAGAAAGAACGTATTGAACGTGAAGAACGTATTGCTAAGGAAGCCGCTGAAAATGCCCGACTGGAAGCGGAAGCTAAAGCCAAAGCCGAGGCCGAAGAAAAAGAGCGTGAAGCCAAGGCGCAAATTGAAGCCGCACAACGTGCAGAGGCAGAAGCCAAATTAGCTGCTGAACGTGCCGAACGTGAAAAGAAGGAAGCCGCTGATAATGAGCGTAGGCGTATCGAGGCTGAGAAAAAAGCCAAGGAAGAGGCAGAAGAAAAACGGCAAGCCAACCTTGAGCATCGAGCGGAAATTCACAGCAATGCAAAGCAGTGTTTCATAGAAAATGGAATTAAAGAAGATACTGCTGTTAAAGTTATTACTTTGATTTCCAAAGGCCTTATAGCCAACGTATCTATTCAGTATTAGAGGCTAAGGATGGGACACGCAGCCAAAGCTTACGAACCAGAATTAATTGCCATACGCGCTAGTTCTCTTGGTGAATTATTCGATTGCCCTGCTCGCTGGTCAGCTAAATACATTCTTAACATGTATATACCTTCAAACGGCAAGGCGCAGCTAGGAACTGCCTTACACGCTAGCACAGCGGTTTTCGATAAGTCCGTTATTGATCAATCAGGAATTACCATTGAGGAAGCTGCTGGTGCCGCTGTTGATGCTATCTATAAACCTGAATATGAAGTTGACTGGGGCGACGACAAGCCGAAAGACGCTGAAAAGATTGCTTTGTCTTTACATAATAAGTACTGCAAAACGGAAGCGCCTAAACATAACTATGTCGCTGTTGAAGTGAAATGTGATCGCCTGGACATATCAGACATTGGATTGTCATTGACTGGCACCACTGACCGCGTGAGACACACAGAAGAAGGCTATGGCATAGCTGACATTAAAACAGGTAAACAGGCAGTAAGTAAGGATGGCACAGTCAATACTAAAGGCCATGCTTATCAAATGGGCGTTTATGAATTACTAGCAGAATTTGGCTCAGGACTGCCAATTACCGCCCCTGCTGAAATCATTGGATTAAACACTGCCAAGACTGAAGCAGCTCAACGTATCGGCAAAGGTTCAATTGTTGGTGCGCGTGAAGTGTTACTTGGTGACGATGACAGGCTAGGAATTTTAAATATTGCATCACAGATAATTCATGCGGGTAATTTTTGGGGAAACCCTAAATCAATGCTTTGTCATAAAGATTATTGCCCTCGTTATAAAACTTGTAATTTTAGGAGATAGTTTTGTCTCAACTTATACCCCTTGAAGGTAAAATGTTTGGAAATCTAACCGTTTTAAAAAGGTGCGGGAATATAGGCGTCCATACCGCATACACCTGTAAATGCTCATGTGGAAATATTAAAAATATCAGGGCAGCTTCATTAAAACGAGGTGATACCAAATCTTGCGGCTGTCTCAGAAAAATAATGATGGCAAGAAAACAAATGAAACATGGTATGTATAACACGCCAACTTACAGAAGCTGGTCGTCAATGATAGCCAGATGCACCAACCCTATGCATCATCAATGGAAAGATTATGGGGGGCGAGGAATAAAGGTGTGTGAAGAATGGACGATCTTTGAAAATTTTTTCAGTGACATGGGAGAAAGGCCAAAGGGTAAAAGTATTGATCGCATAGATAATGATAAAGGTTATAACTCGAAAAACTGTAAATGGTCTACTCGTACAGAGCAAAATCGAAACAAACGCAATAGTAAAGGAATCTAGATATGAACACTCAAGTAACATTATCAAGTATGCAAAAAAACCAGTTAAACCCAAGTGAGCAGGTTCTCCCTGGATTTAACAGTCAACAAGGTTTTGAGCTTATGCAGCGTCAAGCACGAATGCTAGCCGCCTCAACACTTATTCCTCAGCAGTATAGGGACAATTTGCCTAACTGCGTTATTGCTTTAAATATGGCTTCTCGCTTAGGCGCTGACCCGCTCTTAATAATGCAAAACCTTTATGTCGTTCATGGAACGCCTGGCTGGTCTGCTAAGTTCTTGATTGCGTCATTCAATCAGTGCGGTCGTTTCTCTGCAATACGTTATGAATGGCAAGGCAAGCAAGGCAACAAAAACTGGGGATGTCGTGCCTGGGCAGTTGAAAAGATTTCAAATGAGCGCGTTGAATCACCCTGGATTACTTGGGAACTTGTCGAGGCTGAAGGTTGGAGCAAAAAGAACGGCTCCAAGTGGAAAACCATGCCTGAAAAAATGTTCATGTACCGTTCTGCTGCTTGGTTAGTTGATACTGTAGCGCCTGAAATATCTATGGGTTTGCAATCAGCCGACCAGATACAAGATACCTATGACACGGAAATGAACGACGAAGGGATTTACACGGTGACAAAGGAAGACTTAAAGCAGGCAGAACCAGAACCACAAAAAAAAACAACTAAACCCAAAACAAATAAAGCTGAAGTCGTAGACATTGAACCAGAACCTCCCACGGGCGAAATAAGTCAAAACCTTGCTGAATGTCTCGGGTTAATTGATCTAGCAAAGAATCACGAAGACCTTGAAGCCGCTGCTGTAATAGCTACTCAAAAGCTAAGCATTGACGAGGTTGACGAGTTCCAAAACCGCTACGAAATACGCGAAGAAGAGTTGAAGCAATCATGAGCATTGAACAATACAACTTTCATATTAAAAAGATTTTTCCTCTTGATACTCGTGGAAACTGGTTTGAATATGAAGTAACGCATATTGAAACGGGCGTTGTTGTGAACGCAGGTAAAACACATGCTAAGAGCATTGAATTGTTAGAAAAGCGATTAAAGCAGCAATTAAAAAACAAGTTTGGTGATCCTTACTTTGTTCCACCAAGAGCCATGAAAAATATACGATCACGTTCACAAACTTATACTATTCGAGGTACGCCCTCTTTGTGGCATCGATAGTTAAATGAAGCGTTTACTTGTAATGCTGCTCCTGCTCCCACTACCCACTTACGCAAACGATTACTTGTTTGCTGCGGGAGTAGCGCTACACACTATCGACTGGGGCCAGACGCGTGACATTGAGCGAAACCCAGATATTTCAGAAGGAAATATCGTAATTAGAGCGTTATTTGGCAGAAATCCAACACCAGCACAGGTCGACGCTTATTTTTTAATTACAGGTGTAACTTTAACTTGGGCTTTTCACAAGATTGATAAAGGCAAGCGAATCCCTTTTGGCTTAGCTTGGATTTCACAAAGTTTAATTACGGTTAGCGCAAATAAAGAGATTGGTTTAGAGATAAGATTTTGAGGTTTGCCATAGACTGGCACTAATTTAAAACAGGAGATAGAGATGAGTAGCATGATAATAGCTAGAGGTGACGGAACTTATGATCACCATACATGCCCTTCTTGCTTTCCAGATTATTCAGATGGTACTAGGCAAGCTACTGATGTAATCCCTCAATTTTACAGTGATCAACATGCTAAAGATGAAGGATGGAGGCTGACTAATGACCAAATGTTTCTCGCTCCCGGTAATTCATTTGTTTGGGTTTGCCCTAAATGCTGGCTGTTGATTCATGAAACTGGATAACACATCAACAGGAAGGTGATTTATGAGTGAAGCTTACGAACTAAAAACAATTAAGGATGTTTTCGATAAAATTCCTTTACACAAAATCGAAGAATGTATGAAAGAGATTACCGCTTTAATGCTGGAGTGCAAAACCGTAGAAGCTGCCATGAAAGGGCTGGCTCATGCAACTACTGGATATGCAGATAACGCAGATGCGGTTTGGCCTGAAACCATTAACTGGATTGATGATGATAAAGGCGAAGTGAAAGCAGATTTTAGCATCAATGATATACCAATGGGGACGATAGAGGCGAGCGCCTAACCCCCGCGCCTTAAGCAGTATTTGATTTAAAGCGCCATGTTTGGCGAAAGGGTAGAATAAAATGGGATTAACTTGTGATTGTGATATTGATTATGATCCTGAACCAGGTGACTGGTACTGGTTTAACGAAGCGAAAGATTATGCGCCATTGCCGTTTAAGCGTAGTAAAAAATGCTGCTCCTGTGACGAAAAAATAAAGCCAGGAGATTTAGCGGTAGAACATTTACGGCGAAAATGTCCTGAGTATGAAGTGGAAATTGATATATATGGTGAGGACGGGCACGTACCAATCGCATCCGATTGGATGTGCGAGTCATGCGGCGATCTCTGGTTTTCAATTACTGAGCTTGGCTATTGCATGAGTCCTCGTGATGACATGCGCGAACTTGTAAAAGAATATGCAAGAGAACATAACACCCATCAACAGGAAGGTGATTTGTGAGTGAGGAAAACGAATTGCTATGCATAATATCCCCACATGAAAAGGGCTTCTGGCAGGCAGATTTATATTTTAATGGGTTTACTGAGGGCGTCCCGCCTGATTGGTTTTGTACAGGCAAAAAAGGCGATGATCAATATGAAATCATAACTAGAGTTGCGAATGATTATCCTGGCGTTAAGTTTGTGGCGGGAATAACAGGAATTTGCATTGATTGCGGCGAAGAACATTTTGCACTGGAAGATGCTTGTTTAGAATGCGGCGGAATAATTGGTGACACATAACAAGGAGTCTTAACCAGCCGCAGGACCGGTTCAAGCGGGAGTTAGGTGATATGTATACGTACCTGATCAATTTATTTGTTAGCTAATAGAGAGTTAAACTTACAAAGTGGCTTTAATGAAACTATCCAAATTTCAACAGCGATTTGACGCTGGATCAGCGCCAGATTCACGAACTATTGTATCTTGGATAAAAAAAGGCTATATCTACGGGGAAATATACGGACCCAAATCGGTGTATGTGGACCCAGACAGAACACCGATCAAGGAAGAAGAAGCTAAAAATGACTTAGTAGTCAAGGTCTTACTGAAACATGGCGCAAAGGCGAAGCAGGATGAATCACAAGTTGCCTGATCATCTTTTCCCCTACAAAGGGGGAAACGGTAAGACGTACTTCAAATATAAACACCCGAGTATGGAAAAGGCTGAATCTTTTGGGAGTGACAAAAGAAAAGCCATTGAAGCCGCTAAGCAATTAAATTCAATCCTAGGTGTAGAGAATGACCTAGTGGCAAAGGTTGTTTCTCCAGATGCTACAACCTTTAGCGATTACATAGAAACTTTCAAAGCCCATCTTCAAACCCGCACAGTTAATACAGAACCATTAAGTGAGAAAACCCTTGCTGAATATTACAGAATAATTCGTTCATTTGAAAAAGAGCTTGGGGAATTTCCTATTGCTGCGGTTACTCGAAAAAACTGTGCTGACTTGCTGAACGAATATCCACTCAAGAGCCGGAACAAATACCGCTCCATTCTCGTTCTCATGTTTGATTATGCCGTCAGTGATGGTGAATGTGACGACAATCCAGCATCAAAGATAATGCCTACGCCCAAACAGAAACGCACTAGGCAACCGCTCAGCTTGGAAGGATTTAAGGTCGTTTATCGACATGCAGACTGGACCACAAAGAACGCCATGGACGTGGCACTTAGATCGCTACAGCGTCGAGAAGATATCAGAAACTTTAAGTTTTCCGATTGGGAGAATGTGAAAACTGTCAGGATGCGTCAAAGTAAAACTTGGAAGCATGGTACTTATCTGGAATTTAATATTGAAGGTACAAGCCTGGAAGGAATCATTGAACGGATCAGAAAGGAAATGACTGTGCTTTCCCCTTACATAGTCCACTGGAAACCAGCTAGACGTAAAAAGAACAAAGATCGTGACCACTGGACGCAGCTTGCCCCACGACAATTAAGTGATGGCTTTGCTGAAGCCAGGGACAAGTCAGGTTTTTATGATCATTTGCCCAAGGAAGAAAAACCGTCATTCCACGAAATACGCGCCTTGGGTGCTGATCTCTATATCGACATGGGCTGGAGTGAAGAAGATGTTCAGGCGTTATTAGGACACACCACATTGAAGCAAACGTTCGAGTACTTGGACCGGGGTCGGGAACGTTATAAGCAGACTAAAAAACCGGCATTGGATATTGAGTAATAATGAATGAATTGCAGGAAATTATAGACGCAAAATACCGCTTTATTAGTGAGACCGGGGAAAAGCCTTCACGCATTCATATGACAAAATCACGTTTTGACAGACTAAAAAACGAGGTATTTTCTATTAATGGCAATTGCTACGTTGATGATGGAGAGCTTAACAACACTTCAATAGACGGCTTGGAGATCGTAATATCAGAAAATATAGGCGACACATTCCACCTTGTAGCAGAATAAAATATTTCTAATTCTTTTCTAATCGGTTTCTAATTATTTTTTGTGGGGTTACTAGGTCATGCGTAACTTATTGTATTATAAAGCTTTAATTGGTCGGGATGAGAGGATTTGAACCTCCGACCCCCACAACCCCATTGTGGTGCGCTACCAAGCTGCGCTACATCCCGATCAAGCGCCGGATTATAGCGT